CTCACCGCCGAGCTGGAGGCCATCGTGCTGTTCTTGACGCCGTTCTTCGCCCGCCGCGTCCGGGTGAATCCCCGCCGCGCCACCGAGAAGATCGAGATCGGGGACATCGATACCTTCGACTGGGACTGGTATGGCCGCTATGGGGACGAGGTAGCGGGCGAGCTGTCGACCGCTTTCGGGGTAGCGATGGTCGCGGAGTTCCCCGGCATGCCCCCGGAGCGTCTCCAGCTACTCGCGAGCCTCTGGGCCAGGGAACGGGCGGGGGATCTCCTGCGCCTGGACGGATCGCTCAGCCTGGCGGCGACCACTCGAGCGCGGGTCCGTGAACTCGTCGGAAATGCGATTGAATCCGGCGAACCGCTCGGCACGCTGCAAAAACGGCTCCGCGACGACCCGGTGTTCTCCCGAGAGCGCGCAGCTCGCGTCGCCCGGACCGAGACGGCCGTCGCGCTGGGCCAAGGACAGAAGGGCGCCGCCCTCGAGCAGGGCCGTGACGAGAAGCGGTGGATGACGCAAGGGGACGTTCTCGTGCGGCCAGCGCATGTCGAGAACGCCAGCGCCGGATGGATCAGCATCAGCGCGGCATTCCCGAGCGGCCAGGACACGATCGGGAACGGACCTGCGAGCCTCGTCGTCAATTGCCGCTGCACTGTCATCTATCGAACGGCCCCGGTCCAGGACTCGATCTCAGAGTTCCGGTGCCCGGAGGATGGCCTTCTGCTCGGGCGCGACGTCGCCCCCGGCGAGGCTCGATATTGCCGACGATGCAAGCAAGAGCACTCCGCGCCCCTCTTGACAACACACATCACCTAGTCGTTAAATCTCCGACGACGCACATCTGCGTAGCACACAACCGAATAGGCCCGTGGGGTTCGGTCCGAGGCGTGAGGCCCAGCACCAACCCACCCCGTGAGGCGAGAGGCCCGATCAGCGCGAACCACCGGAACGCGCGGTTGGGCCTTTGTTGTTGGTGGCGGAGGAGTGAGAGATGAAGCGACCCGTGACGTTCGGCAATCGCAAAGGCCTACAGACCTTCGTGCATGCCGAGACGAAGGTCGTCGATATGGAGAAGGGCGAGGTCGAGGCCTGGGTATCATCCGAGGCGAAGGACCGGGACGGCGACATCATCCGTCAGGCCTTCTGGGATCTCTCGAATTTCGAGAAGCACCCGGTGCTCGTGAGCTCGCACAACTATCGAGACCTCACCGCCCAGATGGGCATCTGGCGGGATATGGAAGTCTCCCGCAAGAAGCTCGGCGGCATCGCCGTCTATAACCTCGGGGAGGGCAATGAGCAGGCCGAGGCAGGGTTCCGGCTCGCGGTGCGCGGTCAGGCTGCGTTCTCCGTCGGCTTCATCCCCGACATGAAGGAGGCACGCGAGCTGACGGACTCATCTGGAAGCTTCTGGCCCAATTATGAGTTCCGTGGTCAGGAGCTTCTTGAAGTCTCACAGGTCACGATCCCGTCGAACGCGGACGCACTCCAACGGATGCTGAAGGACGGCCATGTCGATCCCGACATCCTGGAACTGCTTGAGGATGAGCTCCGATCCGCCGACGCCGCCGGACTTGACGATCCTGATGGCTTGGCCGATCACATCGTCGCCGTCCTCGAGAAGCGACTCCCGAAGCTGATCGGCCCACTGCTCGAGGCAGCCGGCACCGCCGCGGTCGACGAGTATGTGCGCCGCGAAGCAGAAGCGGCCACCCTCGCCGCAGAGCAGGCCGCAGAAGCCGTAGACGACGACCCTGCCCATGAGGCCGACGATGGCGCTGACCCGTGGGAGGATTTCGACCCAGCAGCCACAGCCGAGCGGGCGACCGCGACGGCACTCGATCACTTCGTGGAGGTATGACGATGCATAGGTTCTTAGTGGCGGTCGATAGTAAGCAGCACCCGATCATGATCGGGGGCCGGTGGCACATCAACACCAGCCATCACGGGCTGGTCGCGGTCCCGGCTGGTGGTAGCGGCACTACTAGCCTCGAGACGGAGAAGGATCTCGAAGACCTGCTGAACAACCCGACGAAGTTCAAGGACTTCATCGCGGGCACGGTCCGGGACACGATGGACGATAGCGTCGCGGAGGGCGTCGAAGCAGGCGTCTCCAAGGCGCTCGAGGCCAAGGGCTTCGCAGCCCGCCCGCCTGGCCCCGGGTCGGAGGTAGCGAACCCGCTGCCTGGCGAGACGCGCGGTTCGTGGTCCAGCTCGTTGCAAACGTCGGAGATCCGGCGCGAACAGCTCGTGCGGCCTATCCTCCAGCGCCGAGAGGCCATTGCCCTGAATGACAACTTCGAGCACTTCGGAGCCTTCCTTTCGGCGATCCACCCGGCGATGATCCAACGCAATGGCATTGACGAAGCGAAGCTGAAGGTCCTCGGCGAAGGCCAGGGCGACCAAGGCGGATTCCTCGTCCCCGACCAGTACAGCATGGAGCTGCTCTCGATCGCCCTTGAGACGGCGGTCGTGCGGCCCCGTGCCCTCGCGATGCCGATGACGGGGCTCACGCTTCGGATGCCGGCGATCAGGGACGCGTCGCATGCCACCAACGTCTTCGGCGGGGTGCAGGCCTACTGGACACCTGAGTCCGGGTCTATCACCGCGAGCGAGCCGACCTTCATGTCCGTCGTTCTGACGGCCAAGAAGCTCGTTGGCTACACGACCGCATCGAACGAGCTGCTCGCAGACTCGGCGATCCCACTCGAGGAGCTGATCCGACAACTCTTCGGACCGGCGCTCGCATTCTTTGAGGACGACGCCTTCATCAACGGCGTGGGCGGCGGACAGCCGCTCGGGCTGCTCAATGCCGATGCCCTCGTTACGGTGGCGAAGGAGACGGGCCAAGCGGCCACGACCATCGTCAAGGAGAACCTCGACAAGATGTACAGCCGGATGCTCCCCGCCTCGCAAGCGCGGGCGGTGTGGATTGCGCATCCGGACACGGTCCCGCAACTGTTCGCGCTTTCCCAGGTCGTCGGCACCGGCGGCGCCCCGGTCATGGTGATGAACATCGCCGACACGCCGACGTTCACCATCTACGGGCGGCCGGTGATCATTACGGAGAAGTGCCAGACGCTCGGCACCGCCGGCGACATCTTCTTCGTCGATTTCCGGTACTACCTGATCGGCGACAGGCAAGCCCTCGAGATGGCTGCTTCGCCGCACGTGCGCTTTACGAACGACGAGACGGTCTTTCGCTTCGTGCAGCGCGTCGATGGGCGCCCGTGGATTGACTCCGCGCTGACGCCCCGCAACGGCTCGAGTACGCTCACCCCGTTCGTCAACCTGGCGACGAGGTCGTAAGGCTAGGACAACCGCTCCAGTGGCGCCCTGGCGATAGCTCAGGGACGCGATCAAAGGAGGAGACAGACCATGAATCAGCGACTGAGTGAACACGCGAGCTCGGACTTCTTGGAACAGGCCGACATCGGCGGGACCAATGCCCAGAATGCCGGCGGCTATCTCGCGATGACAAACTACAACCGGTGCTATGCCCGGGTGGAGCTCGGCACGTGGGATAGTGGTGACGACCTGGACGAGTGCCGCCTCCAGCAGGCGTCTGACTCGTCCGGCACGAGCGTGAAGGACCTCACGACCGATGCCAGCGGGGGGAACTACGACACTGACAACCCGGTGGACGCCGACGGCGACTTCGTCGTTCTCGAGGTTCGGGGTGAGGACATGGACCTCAACGCCTCAGCGCCGTTCGACTACGTGCGGCTGTACGTCGCCGAGGGCGGCAACACGGGGGTCGACAACATCTTCGGCGTCCTGATCCGCTACGAGCATGCCAACGGGCGCAAGGAACTTCAGGGGGCGGCCTCAACAGGTTCCCAGGTCTACGTCGACACGAATACCTAGACGAACGCTAATCAAGGCGGGGGCGGGGGTTCCTAGAATCCCCCGCCCCGTAAGCTTCGAGGAGTCAGCTGGTGGTAGTCGTCGTGCAAGGCAACAAGCGGGAGATCCCGGGAGACATCCCGGTCCTCTTCTGGTGGGATATGGTGCTCGAGTATGAGCAGCGCCCGGATCTGCTGGGCGACCTGGCCTTTTACGACCCGGTAATGGAGCTGATCCCGGTAAATCTGCTCCTGCGTTTGAAGGCGCAGCTCGCCGTCTGGCACGAGATCCTCGATGAGTACCCGGACGATATCGCAGTCTGGTGGCCCGTCCGCCTGGGCAGGCGGCACGGATATATCCCCCACACCCACCTGGCCGCGCAGGCGACGATCGACGACGTCAACGTCCTCCACTGCGACTATTGCGGCGCGCGGTGGAGTGCCCCGCACCCGGACCGCTGCAAACTCTGTGATCGAATTATTCTTGTCCCTGAGGCGGTGAATGATGGGAAAGCTCGCGACGATGGAAGCACCAGGTGGAGCAGGGCTCTATGTGAAGTGCCCGAACTGCTCGAAGATGTACAACCCGACCGACTCGGTCCCGCGCTCGTGCAAGCGGTGCGGCGCTCCGATGGACATCGGGGAGGCGCTCGGATTCGCCAACGCCCAGGCCGAGGAGCCTAAGACGGCGGCGACCCGTGGAGCCCCGCGCGGACGGAGGAACCGGATGATCGACGAAGCGCCAACGGCAAAGGCCGGTGACGGGTCTTCGTCGGTACCGATGTTCCTTGAAGTGCCAGAAGGCGACGAGATGGACGAGGGCGAAGCCGAGCAGACCTAGCGGCCGCTCACAGAATCCGGGCGCTTCATAGGCGCCCCAGAAGAAGGAGCACAGGATATGGCTAATGTTATCGGCCAGCGTAAGGGCGGGAACCTCGTGTATGTGGACCAGGGCGCGCACCTGATGCGCGTCGTCGACGCAATCGGACCCGACGTCATCAAGTACGAGTTTCTCCCCTGGGTCCATAACGTCCAGGACGAGAACGCGACCGGGACGGACCCGGAGGGGTTCTTCACGACTGTCGTCGAGGCCGGCACCGGCACATCGGAGCTCGACCAGTCCAATTCGATTGGCATCCTGGCCCAGATGGTGACGGCGGCGGACGAGAACGACGGGATCAGCCTCCAGCTCGTCGGCCCCCATTTTGAGTTCACAAGCAATCAGCGGCTCGTCTATTATGGCATCGAGCTCGATATCAGCGACGTCGATCAGACGGATATACTCGTCGGGCTCTGCGTCGAAGACACCGCGCTCCTCGGCGGTGTGGCTGACGGCGTCTATCTCGAGTCGTTGGACGGCTCTGCCAGCGTCTCGACGGTCACCGAGAAGAGCGCATCCGAGACACAGACTGATTCGGTCGGGACGCTCGCCGACGACACGTTCCACTTCCTCGAGTTCTATTTTGACGGAAGCAGCGTGTACTTCTTCTTCGACGGGTCGCAGACGGGTACGATCCACACGACCAACATCCCGGATGACGTCGTGCTGACCTTCTCGATGGAGTTCCTGACCGGGGAAGGAAACGCCAACACGTGCGACATCCGGCAGGCGCGGGCGATCCAAGTCGGACGGACCTAGGCCGGTGGCTAACAGGGGCGGGGTTCAGTTCGCGAAGCCGATCGTCATCAAGCCGCTCACGGCGGACTTGCTACAGCGAATCCGGCACCGGGCGATGGCGTTCAAGATCCTGGTGGTTACCGAGGCGGACGAGACGCATGTCCTGCTAACGTTCGAGGATCTCGGGGCCGCCTACCACGTGAAGACCATCGAAGAGCTCGACCGCATCATCGACGGGCTCCAGAACATCCGCGACCAGGTCCGCATGGGTAGCCTGCGGGAACGGGTAGCCAAGGGGAGGAACTAGTATGGCAAGTGAACCGACGGCAGAGGAGCCCACGGCAGAGGAGCCGACT